ATTCGCTCCGAGCGCCTGAAGGGCAAACAGGGCGTGCTCAAGGCCACCAGCCACGAGCAGGCCGAGGCGCTAGCAGATGCGGCTATTGCCGCGATCAAGGCCAGCATTCAGGGCGTTGGCAACGCCGCCTGACCTGATCGTCACCCGTAAAACCCCAAGGGCCGCTAAGCGGCTTTTTTTGTGCCTGGAGGGCACGCATGAATCGAACCCACTTCGAGCACGTCCTGGCGGCGTTGCTGATCATGGGCGCCCTGTGGGGCGTCCTGGCCCTGCTGGGCGTGCCCGCTGGCCACTGGGCCGGCGCCGCTGCCGGCATCTTCTTTTTCGCTGGTCGCGAGTACACCCAGGGCGAGCGCAACCTGGCGCACGTCGAGGCGGTGCACCTGGCCAATCTGCGCTGGTACGACGGCCTGCGCATCTGGCGATGGACCGTAGACGGTCGCCTCGACTTCTTCTGCCCGCTGGTGGCCTGCCTGACCGTGGCGCTGCTGGTCGAGGTGCTGCAGATCCTGCAGCGCTGACAGTTTTCCTTTCTCCCACCCTCGGGCCGCGCATGACGCGGCCTTGTGCATTCTGGAGTTCCAAATGGCTGGATTCTTTCACGGCGTTACCGTAACGAACGTCGACACCGGCGCGCGCAACGTCTCGTTGCCATCGTCCTCGATCATTGGCCTGGTCGACACCTTCACCGAGGGCGCCGGCGCCACGGCAAAAGCTGGTGACCTGGTACTGATCACCAACGAGCGTGAGGCAGTCGCCGCGTTCGGCGCGGCCTCGGCCATCACCAAGGCCTGCCAGGCCATCTATGCCCGCGCCAAGGCGGTGATCGTCGCCACTGGTGTGGCTAAGGTGGTCGACCCGGCGGCGCAGACCTCCGGGATCATTGGCGGCGTGCAGGCCAGCGGCAAGCGTACTGGCCTGCAGGCGCTGCTCGATGGCAAGAGTCGTTTCAACGCGCAGCCTCGCTTGATCGTCGCGCCCAAGCACAGCGCGACCCAGGCGGTAGCCACCGCCATGCAGTCGATTGCGGAAAAACTGCGCGCGGTCGCGATCATCGACGGCCCTGGCACCACCGATGAGGCGGCCACCACCTACGCCAAGCTGTTCGGCTCCAAGCGCCTGTACATGGTCGACCCCGGCGTGCAGCTGTGGGACACCACCACCAGCGCGACCATCGACGCGCCGGCCTCGGCCTGGGCTGCCGGCGTGTTTGCCTACACCGACAGCGAATACGGCTTCTGGTCGTCGCCGTCCAACAAAGAGTTTGTCGGCATCACCGGCACTACCCGCGCGATCGAGTACCTGGACGGCGACGAGACGTGCCGGGCCAACCTGCTGAACAACGCCAACATCGCGACCATCATCCGTGACGACGGCTTCCGCCTGTGGGGCAACCGCACGCTGTCGAGCGATTCGAAATGGGCGTTCGTCACCCGGGTGCGGACCATGGACATGGTCATGGACGCCATCCTGTACGGCCACAAGTGGGCAGTAGACCGGGGCATCACCTCGACCTATATCCGCGACGTGACCGATGGCCTGCAGGCCTTCATGCGCGACCTGAAAGCCCAGGGCGCAATCATCAACTTCGAGGTCTACGCCGATCCGGTGCTCAACACGGCCAGCCAGCTCGAGCAGGGCAAGGTGTACTGGAACATCCGCTTCACCGACGTTCCGCCGGCTGAAAACCCGAATTTCCGTATCGAAGTCACCAATCAGTGGCTGACCGAAGTCCTCGACCAAGTCGCGTAAGGAGCGCATCACATGGCAATGATTCCCGAAATTCTGGCCAACATGAACCTGTTTGTGGACGGTGTCAGCTTCCAGGGCGATGTGCCCAGTCTGACCTTGCCCAAGCTCACGCTGAAGATGGAAGAGCACCGCCCTGGTGGCATGGACATGCCTATCGAGATGGACGTGGGCATGGAGAAGATGGAGTCCAACTTCACCACCACCGGCGTGCGTAAAGAGTCGCTGAAGTTCTACGGGCTGGCTGATGGCAACGCGTTCAATGGCACTTTCCGTGGCTCGTTCAAGGGCCAGAAGGGGGAAACCAAGGCGGTCATCGTCACCCAGCGCGGCACCCTGAAAGAGCTGGATATGGGTGACTGGAAACCGGGCGACAAGGCCGAGCTCAAGCATGCTGTGGCCTTGACCTATTACAAGCTGGAGGTCGCCGGCGAAGTCATCTACGAGATCGACCCGGCCGGCATGAAGCGGGTCATCAATGGCGTCGACCAGTTGGCCAGCCAGCGCCGCGACCTCGGTCTGTAATTCCCCCTGTCTTTTCCGCAACCCTTTTCGAATCAAGGACCCAAATCCATGGCCAAGCCACTGCCCAAATTCATCAAACTGGAAGCCGACCGCGTCACCGTAACGCTGACCAGCCCAGCCCAGCTCAACGGCGTTCAGCAAGACACCATCACCCTGCGAGCGCCGACTGTGCGCGATATCCGTAATTCGACCCAGACCTCGGACGGTGACGACGAGCAGCGCGAGTTGAACCTATTCGCCTCCCTGGCCGACGTTCACGTCAAGGACCTGGAAGGCCTCACCTACAAGGACTACAACCGCCTGGCGACCGGTTACAACTTTTTGGTGCGAGACGACGAGCTTTAATCCCGCCACACAGAAGCAAGCAGCCAAGCGACTTGCGGCTGAGTTGAATTTCTCCGCCGCAGAGATCCTGACCATGTCCTACGCGGACATGGTCTGGTGGCTCACGGATTGAGCTTGCACAGGGGGCACCGATGGCAAGCAGGCTAGCGTTATCGCTGGTGATCGGGGGGGCTGTTGCCTCATCGGTAGGCGCAGCGTTCAAGACGGTCGAGAACGGCATCCAGAAGCTGGAAGCCAAAGGCAACAGGGCCAAGGTGCTGAAGAGCACCATTGGCGAAACCATCAAGCTGCGCGAAGAGTGGAAGCGTGCGCACGACAGCGGTGCTGCGAGTGCTGACAAACTGCAGCGCAAGCTGGACAGCAATCTGGATGCCTTGCGCAAGCAGGGCATCGAGGTTGGTCGCCTCAGTCGTGAATATCAGCGCCTGGGGCGTGAGGCGAAGAGCGCCGATCTGCAGCTCAAGGGGCACCAGCAGCTGCAGGCGGGCAAGGCCTCGCTGAAGTCGAACATTGGCCAGGCCGTAGTTGCCACGGGCATGGCCGCAGTGCCGACGATGATCAGCGCGAATTATCAAGCGGTCATCCGTGATATTGCGATCAAGGCCGACATCGTCAACAAGCCGGAGGAGCGGCAGCTCACCCGGACGGTGATCGATACCGCCCAAGACACAGGCATGTCGCGCAACGATGTGGCTGACCTGGTCAACCAGCTGGTCGGCGCTGGCATGGAGCTGGAGAAGGCGTTGTCGTATGCCCCGGTCGCGGCCAAGTTCGCGATTGGCCAGGGGGCTTCGGGTGTCGACACTGCATCGATGATCCAGGCGCTGCAGCAAAACGCCAAGATCAGCGACCCGAAAGTCATGCAGCAGGCGCTGGAGGCGATCGCCTACCAAGGCCAGGCGGGTAGCTTCGAGGCCAGCGACATGGCCAAGTGGTTCCCGCAGTTGCTCGCCGGCATGGAGAAAAACGGGATCACCGGGCTTGATGCGGTGACCTCGCTCGGCTCGATGCTGCAGGTGCAGATGAAGACCGCCGGCAGTTCGGACGAAGCGGCGAACAACTTCAAGAACTGGATGGAGAAGATCGGTTCTGGCGAGGTGGTCAAGGCCTATAAGGATGCCGGCATTGATTATCAGGGCTCGCTGAATACCGGCCTGCAGAAGGGCATGAACGTCATTGAGGCGTCCATGGCCTTGGCCATGAGGTACGTCGAGGCAACCGACCCCGCGAAGGCCAAGCAGATCGAGGCGGCCAAGGCCAAGATCGACAAGGAAGTCGACCCCGAGAAAGCCAAGGCCGCACTGGACGCTCTGGAAAAGACCCTGCGCACGGGCGATATCTTCGCGGACATGCAGGTCAAGGCGGCGCTCACTGCTTACGGGCAGAACAGGGGGCTGTATGAGGAACTCAAGGCCGACTCGCAGAAAGCTTCGGGCATCCTCGACAAGAACCTGGCCGAGCGCCGTGAAACATCGGCGCAGCAGTGGGCCGAGACGGTCCAGGCGGCAGACGACGCAATGCGCAGCATTGGCGACGCTATCCGTCCGGCAACTGATATGGCGTCCAAAGGCCTGACTGCCGTCGCCCGTGGCATTACCTCGCTGTCTGACAGCTTCCCGGCTGTCGTCGCTGGCATAACCGCTACCGTGGCGGCCATCCTCGCACTCAAGACTGCATCCAGCGCATTCAAGATCGGGCGTGGTGTGTTGAACATCGCGCGCGGTCGAGGCTTGGAGAGCATGGCCGGCCGGGCGGGCCGTAGCGATCGTACGCCCATTGAGCTGCCTAAGACGGGCAGCAAAGTGGTCGATACCGGCCTTGGCCTGCTGGGAAAGGTGTTTGGAGCCACGCCGAAGGATGCGGCGCCGGCAAACGACCCGCTAGCAGGCAGGGATGACACGCAGCGGGTGTTCGTGGTCAATGCCGATGCATTCAGCGGGATCGGTAGTAGCGTCACAAACAGCGCCCCTGCCGCACCTGCCCGGGGTAGTCGTAGAAGCCGGCGCCGGGCTCGCAGACGAGAGGCAAGGCAAGCGTCCCCAGCACGGCCCGGGGTGAAGGTTGAGGCGCCCAAGTCGCCACTGGTGAGGCCCGCTATTCCAGTTACTGCGCCGAAGATGGTAGCCGGCGTTGAAGAGTTGGGAAGGGTTGCCCGCTCGGTGCGGGGTGTTACGCGTCTTGCCAAGCGACTGCCTGGCGGGAATGTGATTGACGCCGGTGTTGCTGCGATTGATGTCGCGATGAACGCCAGCTCTCAAGACGAGAAGGCAGAGGGGTACGGTGGTGCAGCTGGCAGCCTTGCGGGAACGCTTGCCGGCGCGGCTGCTGGGGCGGCCATCGGTTCGGTGGTACCGGTCATAGGTACTGCAGTAGGTGGCGCAATCGGCGCTGTACTGGGTGGCATGGGTGGCGAGTCGCTCGGCGGGTGGCTGGGTAAGCGCTGGTTTGGCGATGAACAACCCGAGTCCGAGGCCACGGCGAAGCCGGAAAGTCCGCCGGCGCATGAGGAGGCGGTACAGGTAACCTTGGCACCGGCGCAGAAGGACAAGCCAGATCCCAAGGCTGTTAACTCGGCCCCCTTGCCTGCAGCGCCGAAGGCTGCTCTTGTAACGGCGGTTGTGATCGACAACCGTGAGCCTGTTACCCAGCCAGTGCCGGCGGCGCCGGTACCGGCCCTGGGTGGCACGGTGCACAACGTAGCACCCCCGGTGCCGGCCAAGTCTGAGGTGTGGTATGACCCACTAGATCCGGCGTCCAAAGACCCGTACGTGGTGCCCGCGCCGACGGCCAACAAGGTGCGCTTCCCGGGGGCGGCTCTGGTGCGGTCGCCGGCGCAGCCAGAGCCTCAACCTGAGGCCGCGCCGATTGTGCAGGAGCCGCCGCCGAAGTTGGGCGACACCGTGCGAGCCGTGGCCATCCCGGCCCCGACTGAGTCTGAGGTGTCGTATGACCCGCCGGACCCATCGACCAAAAACCCGTACGTGGTGCCCGCGCTGACGGCCAGCAAGGCGCGTATCCCGGGTGCGGCACCGGTGCGGCCGCCGGTGCCGCCCGAGCCTCAACCCGAGGCGGTGCCGATCCTGCAGGAGCCACCGGCGAAGCTAGGCGACACGCTCCGCGCGGTGACCGCTTCGGCGCCGGCGCAACCTGAGCCACTGGTCGAGCCTGAACCAGCGCCGGTGCTGCAGGAGCTTCCGAGGTTGGGCAATACGGTGCGAGCGATGTCCACCCCGGCCCCTGCGGAGCCTGAAGCGTTCGACCCGGCATCTAAGGATCCGTACCTGGTACCGGCATTGACGGCAAACAAGTTGCGTGTTCCGGGTGCGCCGTCGGCGCAACCTGACCCTGTGCCTGGACCAGTGCTGCAGGAAGCGCCGAAGTTGGGCAACTCAGTGCGAGCCGTAGCTACACCAGCGCCGATTGCGCCTGCAGTGTCGTATGACGCGCGCGACCCCGAGTCCAAGGATCCCTACCTGTTGGCGGCGTTGACGGTCAACAAGGTGCGTTTCCCGGGGGCAGGCCTGGTGCCACCGCAAGCCCAACCGCAACTGGTGCCGGTGAAGCTGGGCGAAACGGTACGCGAGGTCCCCGCTAAATCAGCGCCGGTGCCTGTGGTGATCGATAGTCGCGAACGTAGGCCCGCCGCCGATGGCGCAACTCCGCCACCTGTCCCCCAGTTGGCAACGCTGCCGGCCGGTTTCGGGGATGTGGTGCGTGACATGGTGGCCAAGTCGGCACCGGTGCCACCTCGGGTGCTCGAACTGGCTCAGCCAGCCAAAGCGGCTGAGCCTGTGGTGGTATCGGCGCCGAAGGTGGATCAGGCGTTTTCGTTCTCGCCAACCATCAAGATTGACGTGCAGGGCGATGTGAAAGACCCGTCGCAAGTTGTCCGTGAAATCGAGACGCCTCTGCGACGGCTGTTTGAGGCGTGGCAGCGCGAAGCTGCGGTGCGCATGGCTTCGGCTCAACTGTTCGACCAACCGCATGTTTAAGGAGGGCCTATGGCCTACATGGAGCAGCTGGAGTCTTCCCTGTCCGGGCTGGTTTCAGCGGGGGAGGCCGGGCGCAAGGGGGTGGATGGCATGCTGTCCCCACTCAATAGCGCTGTCGGCAGCATCACGGGGGCCGCCTCGGAGCTGGAAAACGTCCCGTTCGTGGGGCCTGAGGCCGGTGCGAAGCTTGGCCGGATAGTGCGCAGTATCAACGTGGCACAGTCTCAGGTGGGGCAGGTGGCTTCGATGTATAGCCGAGGAGTCACCGGCGCTGCTCAGGTGCAGGAGCGGCTCGGTACTTTCAAACAAATGGCGGCCAAGGTCACAGCCCAGGCCGGCCGGGTGGCGGGGCTGGTCAGCCCGTCACTGTCCAACGTGCTACCGACCGGCGGGCTGCTGGGTTCGGCCACTCCGTTACCTGAGGCGGTCGCGCCTTACCCGCACTTGCTGATCATCCAGCCGCACGATCCGAAGAAACAGCCGTATTACTTCAACCTGGGCACCGCCGCCTTTGATGAGTTGCGGCGTCAGACGTCGTTCCGTTGGGCTGGCCAAGAGCGTCTGCGGCGGAGCGTCGCCCAGCAGGCAGTGGGCTTGGGCGAGGACAAGATAACGCTCAAGGGTGCGATCTTCCCCCACCACAAAGGTGGCATCAAGCAACTGGGTGTGCTGCGTAGCATCGGTCGCAATCTGCAAGCGCTGAAGCTGGTCACGGGGTACGGCGAGGTGCTGGGCGATTGGTGCCTGGTCAATATCGAAGAGGAGCAAAGCCACCTGCTGGCTGGTGGTATCCCCCGTAAACAGGGCTTCAACCTGGAATTTGTGAGCTATGGCAACGACCTGCAGAACGTCTGACGGAGATCTGCTCGATGTGATCTGTCAGCACCATTACGGAAATCTCAATGGCACGGTCGAGGCAGTGCTCGATGCCAACCCGGATTTAGCCAGGGAGGCACAGCCTTACCGCGCCGGCCTGCTCATAATGCTGCCCGATCTGTCGGCGCCGGCGGTCGAGCTACTGCAGCTGTTTGACTGATCCCGCGCTATGCGTAACGAAGCCCCGCCCGTGCGGGGCTTCCTGTTTCTGGAGTAAGCATGAAACCAACGTATCGAATCATCGCGGACCGCAAGGACATCACCGCGCTGATAAATGACCGCTTGCTGTTGCTGCGGATCTCGGACAAGCCTGGCATGGAGTCGGATGAGTTTGAGCTGCGCATTGACGATCGCGACCAGGTAGTTGCGCTGCCTGCCCGGGGTGGAGTGGTGGAGGTTCTGCTTGGCTACGAGGGGCAACCGCTAAAGCGTATGGGCGCCTACACGGTCGACGAAGTGCAGTTATCTGGTCCGCCTGATGAGTTGACCATTCGCGGCAAGGCCAGCGACATGCGTGGCAGCGGTAAGACCACCCGTAGCGGCAGCTGGGAGAATGTGCCGCTGTCCGAGATCGTCGCTGAAATTGCAAAGCGGAACGGGTGGGAGGTGGTCTGCCCGGTCACAACGAAGGTCGAACGGATCGATCAGCGCAACGAGTCGGACTTCAACTTCGTCACGCGCCTGGCGCGGCAGTACGACAGCACGGCCAAGGTTGCCCAAGGCAAGCTGCTGGTGATGCCCCGTCAGGGCGGGAAGAGCACCTCGGGCAAGTCACTGCAGGTCATCACCGTCAACAAAACGGACGTCTCCCGCTATCAGTTCCGGCTCAGCGACCGCAGCACGCAGAAAGCCGTGAAAACCCAGCACCAGGATCAGAAAACCGGCGCTTTGAAAGTGGTCCAGCTGGACAACGACGAATCGCCGGACAGCCTGCCCCCGGTTCACACCGACCGCCATATCTACCCCAACGAGACTGCTGCCACACAGGCCGCCAAGGCGCGGCTGGCCGCGTTCAACCGCAGCACCGCCGGCGTGCGCCTGGAGATGGCGGGCCGGCACGACCTGTTCGCGGAGTGCACGGTGAATGCCCAGGGCTTCAAGGTGGGGCTCGATGGCGAGTACCTGGTGGAAAGCGTGGAGCAAGTGTTCACGGCCAGCGGGTGGACGACGACCGTGGAGTGTAACGGCGGCAAGAAGGGTAAGGCCAAGGCCTCAGGCAAGAAAAAGAAAGACGACAAGCCGCTCAAGGTTGAGCAGCTTTAACCCTCATGGCCGCACACGGCCATCACTGGAGAAATCAATGGCTATCTCAGTTCAACAGTTGCAACAGATCCTCCCCAACGCCGGCCGAAAAGCCGGCGTTTTTGTTCCTGGCCTCAACGCAACCATGGGCAAGTACTCGATCATCACCCCTCGGCGTATGGCGGCGTTCCTTGCGCAAGTCGGCCATGAGTCGGGCCAACTGCACTATGTGCGAGAGCTCGGTAACGATGCCTACCTGGCCAAGTACGACACCGGGCGGCTGGCGGAGCGCCTTGGCAATACTCCGGCGGCTGACGGCGACGGTCAGCGGTACCGTGGCCGTGGGCTCATTCAGATCACCGGCCGGGACAACTACGAGGCCTGCAGCGAAGCGCTGTTCGGTGACAGCCGCTTGCTAAATACCCCCGACCTGCTCGAGCAGCCCGTATACGCCTCGCTGTCTGCCGGCTGGTACTGGCAGCGGGCGGGGCTTAATAACCTCGCTGACAAGGTGCTGCAGGCCGAAGACTCGGTGTTCGAGCTGATCACGCGCCGTATCAATGGTGGCCTGAACGGATTGAAGGATCGCCAGGCGCTCTACAAGCGTGCGCTGGAGGTGCTGCAGTAATGCCGCTGAATTGGCGTATCGCACTTCTGGCCGTGGCGGTCGGGCTCTATGCCGGCGGGCGTGGGGCCTGGGTGTGGCAGGCCAGCGAGTACGGAAAGCGGTTGGCTGACCAGGCTGCAGATTATGTCCAGCAGTTGGCAGATAAGGATCGGGCTTACGGTCGTGAGCGTGAGGAAGCTGCAGCTGCAGCCCTGGAGCATTTGGCTGAACAGAAAAGTCAGCGCAAAGACCTGGAGGATCGCCTGCAGGAGCAGGGCAAAACACATTGGAAGGAGCTGAGCGATGCACAACAGATTCAAGCTCGCCTGCGTGACAGGCTGGCTACTAGTGACTTGCGGCTGTCAGTCCTTGTCGACGCCGGAGCCTTTGCCACCCCGGGTTGTGACGGTGGGATGCGAGAAGCCGCCAGCACCGGAGGCGTGGTTCATGGAGCCGTACGAGCACAACTTGACAGTGCGCATGCTCAACGAATTATCGACATCACCGATGCGGGCGACCGTGGACTGATAGCGTTAAAAGCATGCCAAGGGTATATTCAGCAAATTATGAGGTAAGAGTGGCCGGGGTGATCCCCGGCTTTTTTAATGGCCTTCGACGACGTTGGTTTTTAGTTGGTCTAGATATGTTGATTTAATATCGTACCGTTTTGCGATGTCAAATTGCTGTCGATAGTCAGGCTGTGTGTTGTTTAGGATGGCGTCACATATGGCATAACAAAATACAGCGTTTGAAAATACGTTGGCGGCTGCCTCGCTTTCCTCTTGAATTGAGGATGGGTTGCTGCGCGAGATGGCGCAGAGCGCGGATAGCGTCGCTGCCAAGTCGAGCATATGTAGGATGTGCCCTTGCGTCTCGGTGGGGTAAGTATGTGCTACGGACTTAAAATACTCTTGAATCAAAATTGGCTCGACGCGTCCCGGCATGCTGTGCCCATTACTTGATTTCTGCTGCATGTTGGTATCGAGAATTTTCAAAGATACCTTGTAGCATGCTAATGCTGTCTGCTTCATTCTGTTGATTTCAGTAGCTATGCAGTCTTTCTTTTCTTGTGTTTCTCTTTTTTCTTTTTTGGATTCTTTTGCGATATTTAGTAGAAAGCCTACTGCGATGCCTATAATTGTTGTCGCTACAGGTAAAAGCTTTTCATATAAGGGCGTGGCTTTGGAAATTGTCGCAACATAGCTTAAACATTGCGCAAAACTATTAACATCCATGCTGTGCACTCCACATAACATTTGGTCCGGCCCATTCTAGCTCGTTCCCTCAGCTAGGGTCAGTCTGGGAACCATGTGGAGGCATCGATTCCGTGAATGCAGCGCAGACGATTTAGGATCATCACGAGTCTCACATGCCCGGCATTGGCACGCTTGAATTCCGCTGATTGCTGCTCCTGGAGACGACTATTGATGTCGACCAATTTCTGGATGTTCGCTTGAGCCTGCATCAGTCTCTGGCGCAGAACGTCGTTTTCGTTGCAGAGCAGTTGGCATTGATGGTCCATCATCTCCGCATACGTCGGCAT